TTATTAGGAACAAGTACTACAGACTTAGACGGTACCCTTAGGTACTTCTATAAAGACTATACGATAGTAATAAAAGATGACGAAGAAACATCATTAAGTGTAGCAAAAAGAAGGTACGCACAAGTTGAAAGCGCTACCGGAGTTGTACTTATGAGAGGACCATCCTCTTTCAGTTCTTCAACAAAAGTACTAATAGACGAAATAAAATTCAGAATTAACAATCAACTTCCATAAACTAACTATTTATTAATATGAAACTAGATCAATTACGAAAAATTATACGTGAAGAAGTCAGATCAGCTGTGAAGGAAGAGTTACAAGAAGTAATGAACGAAGCAGTAAAAGCAGCAAGTGCGCCAAACACATTGGCAACACCTACTAAGACTATTCAGGTAGAAACTCAAAAGCCTTCACCAACCAATCCGGTGATGGGTAAAACATCTTTAGATGAAATGCTACAGATGACTAGAAACAACATGACAAACGAAGAATATAAAACTATATTTTCTGGAAACGCAAATAATGCAATAGGAGGCGTACCTCAAGTAAACGGTACTCCAAGACAGAATGTAGCAAATTCGATAGCTAACCAGATGAACATCGGTGCAGGAGGAGGAATAGATATATCTCAATTAGATTTTGTAAAGAAAGCAGGAGCAGTATTAAAAGCTTCTAACGAAAAAGATAAACAAAAAGCAGGAATAGAATAGTATGGCATTTGACGCAAAAAGAATTAACCCTATAGACCGACAGCCTAGAAAAGCAGTTGGAGTATCTCTGCCATTTTCCGGCAAAGCAGTGTTTAATTCTACTTTTGAAACGAAAGAAGCTATAAAGTCTAATATTGTAAATTACCTTTTAACCGGAAAAGGAGAAAGGTATATGAATCCAACGTTTGGATCAGGTATTAGAGATGAACTATTTACAAATGTTAATAGAGAGAATACAAGTTCTTTAGAAGTTAAAGTTGCTTCTGAGCTTAGAAACTATTTCCCTAATCTTGCTATAGTGCAACTAAGTATAACTCCATTACCAGATAGTAATTTAATATCGTTAAGTATTAACTTTAAAATTAAAGACACTCAGGTAGAAGATGAAGTAACAATAAATTTTGAATAAAAATGGCTAAAGACATTAACATTAAATATACCGATAAAGACTTTTCTTCTATGAAAGGTCAACTTGTAGAGTTAGCAAAAAACTACTTTCCTGATTCGTATAATGATTTTTCACCTACATCACCTGGGATGATGTTTATTGAAATGGCAGCTTATGTAGGAGACATATTATCCTTCTATCAAGACAGTCAAATACAAGAAACATTCCTACAGTACGCCCAAGACCCAGGTAACCTTCATTCAATGGCTTATATGATGGGATATAAACCTAGAGTTAGTACTTCCTCAACAGTCGATATAGATGTAACTCAAATTATAGCCGCATCAGGATCTACATATGAACCAGACTTTAAACAAGCTTTTAGTTTTGAAGCAGATCCATCAAAAGGTGCCGTTATAGTGGTTAGCGCAGGAGAACAGGACTTCTTTATAGATACACCAACAGACTTCTCTTTTTCAAGTTCGTATGATCCAACAGAAGTGAGCATCTACTCAGTCGACAATAATAATGAACCAGCAGAATTTCAACTAAGAAAAACAGTAAAAGCTAAATCAGGAAAACTCATTACCCGTAGTGAAACAGTTGGAACAGCTCAAAAATACCTTACCGTAGAGATAAACGATACAGATATTATAGGTATATATGATATAGTAGATAGCCAAGGTAATAGATGGACAGAAGTACCATACTTAGGTCAGGACTTAGTTCTTTCAGAAGCTTTAAATGTTGGGAACAATCAACAAGATGTACCTTACATGTTAGCAAGTGAATCGGTAAAGAATAGATTTGTAACAAGGTTTACTTCAACCGGTCAACTGAACATACAGTTTGGAGCTGGAACATCTTCTGCACCGTCTAATTCTTTCTTACCAAACCCAACACTAGTTGGCTCAGGAACAAACCAAGGAGTAAGTAGAACCGATTATGCTTATGATCCTTCTAATTTTCTATTTTCCGATTCATACGGTAATGCACCATCTAATACAACACTTACAATTAGGTACATAACAGGAGGCGGTATAGCTTCTAATATAGAAGCAAATACAATAACAGGTGCAACATATATAGCAAACGCTACAGACGATACTTATAGAACCTCTATTGAATTTACAAATCAAGCTCCAGCAACCGGAGGTAAAGATAGAGACACGGTAGAGGAAATAAGACAGAATTCTCTTAGATCATTTCAAGAACAAGGTAGAATAGTAACAAGAGAAGATTATGCTTTTAGAGCTTTAACATTACCGGTTAGATTTGGATCTATTGCAAAAGCATTTGTCACAACAGATGCAGAAGTACCCTCAGCTACATCTAATCTATACAATCCTTTAGGAGTTTGTATTTATGTATTAGCATACAACAATGATAGGAAACTTGTAAAAGCAACCTCAGAACTTAAACAGAATATTAAGACATACATATCTCAATTTAAACCATTAACTGATGGATGTACTATTAAAGATGGGTACGTGGTTAATGTAGGTATTAAGTATGATATTATAACACTACCAAGTTATAACTCTAGAGATGTTTTAATTAGATGTAACCAAGCACTTACAGAGCACTTTAACATAGACAATTGGGCTATTAACCAACCTATCAACTTATCCGCAGTTTATACATTATTAGATAAAATAAAAGGTGTACAAACGGTGCAGGATATTAAAGTAAAAACAAAAGTAGGGGGAACTTATAGCCAATATGATTACGATATAGAAGGAGCAACTAAGAACAATATAGTGTTCCCTTCTTTAGATCCAATGATATTTGAAGTTAAAAATCCTTCTGCTGACATACAAGGTAGAATAACAACATTATAAGATGGCGATATATAAACTATTTAGTACAAAAGATTCCTTTATCTACACTGAAAAACAGTTAGCAAATCTCGGTAGAGATGAGCTTCTTGAAGTAGGAGGATACCATACATCAGCAGGCGGACAAACCCTAAGAACATTAATTAAGTTTGACACTGCAGAAATACAAGATATCGTCAATAATAAAGCTGGAGGAGGTACGGTACAGACAAATTTACATCTGTACTTAAATATGGCTAATGAACTACCAATTGACTTTAATATAAATTGCTACCCAGTATCTGAAGATTGGGATGAAGGAGCAGGTAAGTTTGGAGATACACCGGTAAACAAATCAGGTGTAAGCTGGAACTATAAAAATGCAGGAGCTACAAACCACTGGGTAACGGGGAGTTTTGCAACATACGTAACAGCTTCTTTTGAATCAGATGTTTTAGGTGGAGGTAGCTGGTATACCGGTTCTGCAAGCAGTAATTTAGAGTCTGTACAGTCTTTTAATAAGACTTCTGATCTTGATATAGACATGGACATTACCAATGGAGTGATGATGCATTATAGTGAAAGTCTAGACAACAATGGGTTTATAGTTAAACTACCTAATAACCTAGAAAATAATCTTTCAGCATCTATAAGGCTTAAGTATTATGGTAATGATACCAATACAATCTACCCTCCAAGCCTAGATATAAAATGGGACGACTACACACATTCTTCTACACTATCAGAAATAACAGACCCAGAAGTAGTGGTAAGTATACGAAACAATAAAGGAAAGTATACAGATGAGGGTAAACAGAGATTTAGAGTCCACGCTAGACCTAAATATCCAACAAGAACCTTTACCACATCATCTGCTTACACAGTAAATTACACACTACCAACTGCTTCTTATTGGGGATTAAAAGATGAGAACACAGAAGAAATGGTATTTAATTACGATAATACGTTTACAAAAATAAGTGCAGACAATATCTCTAATTACTTTGATATATACATGGATGGTATACAGCCAGAAAGGTACTATAGGTTGTTAATTAAAACAGAAATAGACGGCACTACAACTATAATAGATAACGATCAAGTTTTTAAGGTAGTAAGAAATGGGTAAAAAAGTAGAAATACAAAAAACTGTTTTTAACCGTGAATCATTTCAGGAGGTAATAGACAGGGAGTTTAAGTACTTTAAAGAACTTGAACCTGTTGTTGATCCTGATACTATAGAAGAATTATTTAGATTATATGATAAGCTGTATATAACCATACCCATAGAAGGAGAAGGTAATACACATCAATATTTAGTAGAAAGAAGTTCCGAACTATATAAAATAGATGCACAGTTAGATAACATACAACCACTGTTAGACGAAATAGCTTCTCTAAGAGTACAACTTTTAGATGATAAAAGACGTATATTAGAACTAGAAACATCTCTAGCAGGTGGAGGTCAACTTGACTTTGATTCTGCAGAACAAATGGAACTATTAAAGTCACAACTCGGAGTTGCTAACTCAACCATAGCAACCTTAGAACAAGCTAACGCATTATCTAATCAAGCAACAGAACAAGCAACTGCAGCAGCAGAAGAAGCTGCTAAAAAAGCAACTGAAGCAGCAGAGAAGGCAGCAGAAAATGCGCAATCATCAACATCAAACAATAAAGCAGTTGTAGATGAAATAGTAGGTTTATTTAAAAAGAAAAGAACAAACTTGTACTATGCAGCATATGCATTAAAGAAACCTAGTACCATATGGGTACGTACAGGTCGTAGAATCAGCAGTTATAATAATTCACACATTGACAAAAGGTACTGGTGGTTATACTCAGATGTTAAAGAAGAAAGAAGAAGATTTTCAGAAAGGTTAAACAGAAGACAGCCTAGAAACTATTCATACTTTATACCTCAAAGTAAAGATCACCTAGGAGATTTAACTTTAGATTATCTAGTAACAGAGCTCAAGCAAGCAGGTTATAAAGCTTCTGAAATAATAGATGCCTGTGCAGCTTACGGTAATTTTAAAAACAATGCAAAGTTTAGATTAATTACCTATAAAAATAAAGACCGAGAAGACGAGGTAGGATACGTCTGGATAGATTAAAAGATACGATGGAAATAAAATATACTTTATTAGACGAAAGCTTGAACAGTATACCTGAAAACGAGGTCATATCTGAAAACGACTTATCCTTAATTGATAATTATAAAGTAAATAAAAAATTTACTCAGGGTGTAGATTACGTAGAAGGACATATTTACTCCCTGACTAATGAATTGTTATACTCTAATTACGAAGTAGAAATACCTTTTAAGGAT